TCACCTGCTTCTGCACTTGTAGAACCTAAATTAACAGTAGAACCGTTAAGTGTAAGAGTCCCATCGTTTGCCAAAGCTCCTGCTACTGTAAGTGCATAATTATTGCTAGAATCTGTGTCTAAGGTTCCTGCTGTTATTGTAAGATTACCATTAACCGTCATTGCACCATTCATAACAAAAGTAGCAGCACCATTAAATTGTACATTTCTTAATTCTGTAGATGCTACTATATGTTGAGTTCCAACTAATTTTGTGCTACCGCTGCCTTGTGTAAATATTAGAGTACCAGTTCCACCTACAAATGTTACTGTATTGTTTCCAATATCTAAAGCCCTACCAGAAGTATTTTCACCTGCAATTGTAAGGTCATGGTCATTCATGCTAAAACTACCGTTACCTTGAATTTGTAATGAATTTATAGTTCTATCACTATCTAATACACAATTGTCTGATACGTTTGGAATTATTACATCATCTGCATCTGTTGGAACTCTATTAGTTTCACCAGTAGTATTCCAATTAGCTGCGGTTCCATAATCCGTCTCGTTACCGCTGTCGCCACCTACCCACGTGTTAACAGCCATTAGGCCACCTCACTTACTAAGACAATTTCAGAGTATATAGGAGAAGCCATCCACTAAATGGTCCCCTGCAAGAACATGTTACAAAACTCAGCAGTGTAATCAGGAGTTCCTCCACCTGCAACAGTCATTGTAACACCTAACTTACGTAGCCCTGTTGTTGATATAGATTTTAAAGCATTAGAAGCATTTGTAATAGTAATGTCATCACCAATCTGAGTCCAATTACTACCACCTACTGTACCTGCCGCATCATACAAACTACCAAAGACCTTAGCCGTAATAGTATTAGTGTCACTACCACTTAGTCCATGTTTTATTTGTATAGTAGCTCGTTCAAATGCAGTTGCATTTATTTCACTAAGAACAACAGCAGCACTTCCCGAAAGAGTTACTGCTGCGCCATTAGTTACCAACAGCGATTGCTGTGTTGTCGAACTTCTTGATTTTGTTTCAACGTTTGCCATTAGTCAGCCCTCTTAGACTTCTTAAGTCCTTTGGGCTTTTTAGGCTTTACTTCTTTTTTGGGCTTGGATTTTCTAGTAGATTTGCTGCTAGACTTAGGCTTCCTGACGTTAGTCTTAATCCCTGCACCAGCCTTGTGTTCAACAACGTCTTTAACTTCTTCGAAGTCTCCCCGAGATTGTAATCTTTCAATAAACTCAGGTTCCTCGACTTCAATGACTTGTCTTTTGCCAACAAATAACCTGCCCCCATGACGCCTGCCAACAGTAACGCCAGTGGGGTTGAGATTCCTAAATTTTGCCATTTAAGATACCTCATCTATGACAGGTCTAAGTCAGTTATCTTTCCGCTTGTGTTAAATCTGTAAACAATTAACTCACCAGCAGTGATGAAAGCATATTGCTTTTTCAATGCGTTGGTTACAGCTAAGTTCTCGTTAGCAACATAAGTTGTTGGTGCTGCAACTCTTAGTTCCATTGCAGTTCTGTCTAACAAGTAAATCTTAGATGCCGTGTCTTTTGTAACGTGTTGTGATACGAAAATTGGTATTCCGTCATAGTAACCGACACGAGTGTCAAAGTTCAAACCAGCTTGACCAGCTACTCCGTTTACTGAAGTTGCTCCTTGCTGTCTAACATCGAATTGTCCTAGACTGTTTGTTAATGTAGATAGTTTGCTTTTTAGATTGTATAATGTATCATGTCCAGTTAAAAAGAACAAATCTTGATAGTTTGCTCCATTTTCTAAACATGACCTGATTAAAGTGTCTAAATCATCTAAGTCTAATGTAGTAGCAGTTCCTTCGGAACCTGCATTTTGAATACAAGCTGCTGGCTGCATCCACTCTGTGAATCCTGCTGCGCTTCTGTCTACTAAGTACATATCTTCTATGTGATTTGGAATGTCACTGTCTGCTGCAACTGCTGCGGTAGAAGTGGTCATCTTATCAATAGATTCCATGTTGTTGTTAGAATCATCTTGTGCAACATTATCTGGTGATGCAGATGTGTTAACTGAAGCTAGTAATTGTTTGTCTAGGAAGAAAGCGTGTGCTTCTCCGTTTTCTTTTCTCAAGAAAGCTGCTAGACCTTTGATACCGTCATCTGCGTCAGATAGTAACTCTGCTCTGGTTGTTGTGTCCCAGCGAGTTGTAACTTCTTTGATGGTTGCACTCATTTCTTTGAGTTCTGGGTGGTCAGTTGTACCTAGTGCATCGCCTTCTGCTTTACCAACAGTGTTTGCGTGTCTTTGGGTCAATACTCTCCAACCAGATTGTGTCCAACCTGCTTTGTTTAAAAGCTTGAATACTTCTGACTTGGTATTTAATTGATTAAATACTGATGCTCCGAACATGACATTGAAATACTCAGTGTTTGAAGTAGTCATATTGTCGTCGGATTTTTCTATTCCATATCTTTTTGAGATACCTAATGTCCCGCCGTAATAAGCGTTAACATAGTCCTCGAAACTTGTTTCTGTGCTCATATTTTTGTTTCCTCTCCTTTCATGTATGCAACTTCATCCAATGATTTGGAGAAGTTAAACCAATCGGTTTTTTCATTAACTGCGGGAGCGTCAATTTTCTTTGGTGCTGGAGTTTTCCTGCTACCTGAATATACGTTAATACCGTATTTCTTTAATGTTGTAAGTGATTTGTGAAGTTCATCAATAGAAGCTTTTTCTTTGTAGTGTCCTTTTTCTTCCTCATCTTCTTCCTCTTCTTCTTCTTCTTCTTGTTTTTCTTCCTCTTCCATTTTCTCTTCTTCGTCCATCTTCTCTTCCTCGTCCATCTTTTCGTCTTTCATTTCTTCAAGATAGGCCATAACTTCCTTAAGTTTTCCGAGAGTGGCTTCCATATCTTTGTATAATTCCTCTGATTTATCTAAATCAGATTCCATAACTGGCTCTTCTAAGGCTTCACTTTTTTCAGCCTCTACTACCTCTGATTCAGTAGGTTCTACTTCCTCCGATTCGGTAGGTGCTTCATGTGTGCCTCCACAACTGCATGCGCTCATAAAACCCCAGTTATAGAACTTAGTATATAAAGAAAATTCAAACTCCGTATATTAATCGGGTCGCCAACTAGCGTCACCAACCATTCTTCTCAATTTGTAACCGTCTGTTCTGCCCTTTGAACCATCAGGTTTATTGTATGATTGTGAAAACCGTCCGGGATTGTACCACAACTCAGAACACCATGCTCTATTGTCTCTGATTGTACCTCGTGGTCCGCTAAAAGCATCATTGTCATTTGAGATTCTGCGTGCAGCCATTCTGCAATTTTCAAACCACGCCTTTGGTGGATTTTGTCCTGCACTTGGCGGAGGTATTTTTTTATCTTCTTTTTTTTTAATTATGTGGATTATATCATCTAAATGTTTATTGCTTTTTGCAAGTATATCTGATACGTTTTTTGCACTCCACATTCTACAAGACCAATATCTTGCTTTATGTTTAGGTCCGGGATTGGAACAATTATGTCTTGCTCTAAAGTTTCTACGCCTTTCTGGGTCATCACGTTTTATGTCTAAGTTAGGGTCGCCAAACTTAACTTGCACTACATTGCCTTTATCGTTTTTGACATAAACTCCAAACTTTTTGTTTTCTCCAGACAACCTACGTGGTTTGTTAAGCTCTACTTTGCGACCCTGATATTCTGCTTTAGCAAGCCTTGAGTCATCGTGTTCTTCTATAACCTCAAACTCAAATTCTTCTACTGCACCTTCGTGTGGCGCATAGTCTCCTACCATAAGAACTGGACCATCTTTGTATGCCATCCAGTGATGTCCTTTTGGTGGCTTGACTTTTACTGTTTTCATCTCTTTCTTAGTAGATTTAGGATGTTCTTTTGGTAATAAATCGTAATCTGTAGTGTATTTTGCGTTTGCTGGCCTACCAGAACTTAATAATTTTAAGAATGCTTTGACTCTGCCTAACGCCCATTGGTCACGACTCCTTACACTAGGCCTATGACTTGTAGAAAATGCACCTGCACCTCTACGAAATACAGCTTTCAATGCACCTAGATTTGCTTTCTTACCTTTTGCATCTCCTACTTTCTCATTATGTTCTTTAATATAATTCTTAAGCGTTTTAATATTTGCTTCACTTAACTTGATTCCACCACGCTGTCCACTAGCTGTGCCTTTTGGATTTCTAGTACTACCTCTTCTTCTTTCACTTGGCTTTGCTGGAGTTCTTGGGTCATCTGCTTTACTTACAGGTACACAATTAGGCATACGTCTACCTCCTACGTTCTTAAATCCTACCATCTCATAACCTGACCAGCATGGTTCTGCCTTGACTTTTTCTTGTAAACTTTTACTCCAGCTCTGACCTGCATTACCACCCATCATCTTCCACATTATAAGACCCTTACTTGGTCTTGTTTTGTTTTTAAAGTTTTTACCTTTAGGGTCTACCTTTTCATGTCTTCTATAATACTTGTGAATCTTCATTGCCATACTATATGATACATATTTTTTATTTATCAAGTGTGCGTTTATTGCTTTTGTAACTTTACCGCCACCATATCCAAACTTCTTACGTAGTTCTCTACCTGCTAACGCTTCTTCTCTAACGCCATTTGGTATCTTGTATTTTTCTATTTTAGATATGATTTCATCAAGCGCATCAGATTTACTGTATCTTCTTGCTTGTATGGCCCTTTCCTGCCTTATAGCTCCTGCTTTGGTATCATGGCAGCCCAGAAGCTTTCGGTCCTTTTTAGCGTACAAACAAAACTTGCCGTTTTTACGCTCGATTATTTTCTCTACCATACCTTCTATCTCATCAAGTGTAACTTGTACACTTTTAGATTTGACCATTGCAACATCTGTGACTTTTGCCTCTGGGTTGGCAGGATTATCACCAACCCAAGATATGCTCCAAAGAGAAAGTTCGTTTATACGATTGTGGCAGTCGTTTTCTGATTCGCAAACTTTCTCTTGTTTTGTGGCTTCACCACGTATGCTACTTGCTCCTGTATGACCGTACTCCTTAATCTCGCCCCACACTTTGTCGTGCATGCCGATTTTACTGTGTATGCCTACTCTAATCTTAACTTTACCGTCTTTTATTTTGTAAGCCAAAGGAAGTCCGATTGGCATCTCCTCATGACGATACGAATATACGCCGTAGCGCATGTAAAAATCCATAGCTTCTTTGATAGTATCTGTGGGTATCATATCGTTCTGTTTATCGACGATAGGAGCGGAGATGTATGTCTCCATCACTCTGTCATTATACCACTCTGGTCGGTAGACTTTCCAACCAGTGTTACTTTCGTCTGCCACGGCCCAAATTATAGCATGTCATATATAAAGGAAATCAAAACTCCGTATATTTTACACCGTAAAGGTTTATATGCACCCGCCTATAGGAGTATATGACACAAAGTCAGACATACAAAGATTTAGTCGGCAAGTTTGTCTACTACTTTAAGCCAAAATACGCATGGCGTTTTGCTAAAGTATTAGATGTAGCAGTATATCAAAGAGGCCCAAACAAAGGTCAAATTAGATACGTAAAGGTTGGACATCTTAACTTAGAATATAAGAGAAGAATTTACAATCATAACGTTAGAAAAGTTAAAGTTATCAAACAAGTTCTCAAAGGTAAGAAAACATTTATTCCATTTAAGGAGTGGTTAAAGTGATTCGCAACAAGAAAGGACAGATTAGTAAGCGTGCAACAGGTAACTCATATTGTGGACCTATTGCATTAACTGTTCTTACTGGTAAGCGATACGACATTGTAGAAAAGGACTTACTAAAAGAAGTAAATCATAATGTAAAGAACAGAGGCACAATGCGTTTAGATTGGTGGACTGGTCAAAGGAAGTTTGTTCCTGCTAAGAAAGAAACACAAATTAAAGGAATGTCTAATGGTCAAATGCGTAGAGCATTGAAACGATATGGCTACAAGATGTATAGGTCGGACAATCATGGAGCTAATCAAACATTTAGACAATGGGTTAGAGCAACACATGGTAAACGTGGTAAGACATGGTATCTAGTTGTTGCAGGAAATCATTACATGGTAGTCAAAGGTAACAAAGTATGGGACACATCTACTCCACAAAAAGGATGTCCTATTACTAAAATTACTTGGATGAAAAGAGCAAAGATGCAAGAGTTGTTTCAGGTAGAGAAGCGTTAACGTTTGACTATTTTGCCATTTGATTGGCGAGCTAATTCCTTGCCAATCATTTCGACAAAAGCAGTTCTGTTTTTTTGTAATGCTTTAGCCATGTATCTTTGTGGCTTAGTTCCTTTTTTAAAAATCGCAAATCGTAAATCATCATAAGATTTAAAGTTACTTTTCTTTTGTCTCCATGTCTCTAATTCTTTTGCTTTTTTTGAATATTGAGAATCGTAATCTAAAGACGGCGGCCAATATTTTTTTGCACCAGTCTTTCTACCTTTCATATCTCGCTTAGATGGTCCTGTTCCAAATTCTACATAGCCTGCATAGTCTACATTTGTTGTAATCTCTTTTCTAAAAGGTTTATCTTTTACCATGACACTGCCAAACAATGTACTGTTTACACCAATGCTATCTGCTAAATTAGAATTAGCGTCATTAGCCATTCTATCGGCTGTATCTGTCATTGCAATATTAACTGCATCTTCTAAACTAACGCCTATTTCCTCAAATATCTTACGAGCATTGTCGCTTATCTTTATGTTTACCTTTAGATTAGCAGTCATTTGTACATCTTGACGTTTTCTATGTGGTCGTCGCCGTACTTTTCTTTCCACTTCTTGTCTATATACTTCTGTGCTTTTTCGTAATAATCCATACGTTGCTTTTTTTGTGCTGCAAGTATAGTCTGCCTGTCTGCATTCTTCCAAGCTCTTTCAGTTTCGCACTCTTCGCATAATCCGTTAGCCGCTATATGGACTGTCATTGCTCCTCTCAAACATTTCTTACACTGTTTACTCATCTTTTTTCTCCTTGCCATTGCCATGATGGCCGTACTTAGCATTACAAATATGAATCTTAATATGGTCAGGCATCCTACTCATACAACCCTCGCCAATACTGTTCTTTGATTTGGATGCAACAATGATGTACCTAATAGTTTTAGATTATATCTTGCTGCTATTTCTTTTTGTAATAAAATTAAATCGCTCATATGTAAGCCATCTTTAGGAATCCTACGAGCTAACTCGTTATGTGCTTGACAAGTTCTACTGTCATTACCTACAATCAGTTTATACTTGTATTGTCTGCCTGATAATGCCTCACCTTTTGCATAACCTCTCAATCTACCCTCATTGTAAATTGCGTTGATTTCAGTTCTAGCAATCCTAACTAGCTTAAAAGTCGACGCATTAGCCACTTGCCGCATGCTATCTACTATTACTGGTACGCTACTACCCGAAGCAATCCCAGCCGTAATAGCGGCTCTTAAACCGTCAGTTAACTGTGTAGCAAAAGTTGCATAGTTCTTAGCTAAGATGCCTCCGTTCTTCATAGTTCTAAGAAACTCTGTATCATCAGCATCAAAAGTTGGCTCTGCTTTTGTGATGTTTGGCTCACCAAATGCAGACCTAACGCCGTGTCTATACGCATCTTCAATGTCATCTTCTAACGCTTCTTTCATTCTGTTAGCAACCATTATAGATATGTCGTTTACAGAATCTTCTAAATCGTTGACAGACCTTGCTTGTTTTAGTTCTCTAAATTCTCTGGTAATAACTCGGCGTAGCTCATTGGCTGCCGATTCCATATACGACGAGGCTCTTCTTGCTCCTCGGCCTCCAGCGATTCCTGCGACGGCTTTCGAAAATCCTGACGCACCACCTCTGGAGCTTGTGGCAATACCAAATTGCCTTCTGAATCCAAGTCCATTTCTACGCCAACGTTCTGCATCTGTGTAATAATCTGCGCTTTTAGATTCATATTGTTGAGATATTTAGTTTCATCACGTTCATTGATGTCGTTAAATCTAATCTTCCAAGTATCTACTTG